CCCGTGTTTCATACTTCTGCTATGACCATCACCTTCAAGTGCAGCAAGTGCTTCCATGAGATGGATAGCGGCGTCTGCACTGTTGAGTCATGCAAGTGCATCTGTGAGATTGCCAAATGAGCGAAGAGCCAAAGAAGACTAAGTGGGTTCCAAAGCCTAATAGCCGTCATCTAACGAAGTGGCACATCCACAGTTATCACAAGGGTGCTCCAGCCCAAGGTTGGGGTGGCGTTGGTCCTTCTGAGATTGAAGAGATGCATAACCAGATGCATGCTGATGGCGCATTCCAAGAAGGCCAGGAGCATAAGCACTGGGAGCCTAAGCGATAGGCTCGTCGCTAAACTGATCTAGTGGGATTCTCCACGAACCTTCTGGCGCGTATAGCCACTCATCACGTTGCACATCCTCCATCTTGATCCAACCAAATACCTCTACCTCTGAGTAGTAGTCGCGGTCTAGCACGCGAGCGCCCACGAGCAACCATCCAGGTCGTATATCTTTAGGAAAGACTGGGATCTCATCACGAGTGCGGATGGATTTGACTTCAATGTTTGTGCCCACATCAGCAATGTCTTTTCTGAATGGGTGCTCTTCATTGGTGTAAAAAGGGAATGTGAATGACTGCTTGTAGAGTTTGGCTACGGCATACTCAGCAACGATCGTTCTGACGTTGGCGGCAATCTCAGGCTCTAACTTGGCCTTATTGTCTCCTGCATAATTAGGGCGGTCTACTGAGCCCCACTTCATCATCCAGCGATTAAGGGCAATATCTGCGCAGGCTCGTACTTCTTCTTTGCTTAATTTTACTACTTTTGACATGTGGCAAACCTATCACACTGTCACAATGTGGGCATGAGCGAAGATTTTGAGATCCATCTAGACCCAGAAGACATTGCTGCTTATCAGCGTATGCACGAAGCAGGCAGAATGGCTGCTGCAGGTGCTGAGATTGAGCGCACTCGTTCCGTACACACTCATGACCACCAAGATCTTCTTGACCATCTTCAGTCTAATAATGGCCATATGATGGGTCGGCATGCTCAGTACCGCAATACCCATGAAGACTCTCACATTCCAGGTGTTCGTCCAATTGACCCTAACTATGATCATGAGTTGTCGCATCGTGAACTAATTGCATTACATCATCATGATCATAACCAATATCCAGATATGGAACATACGACTATTGACGGAGAACATTTCCACCATTAATAAAGAAAAGGAATAAGAATGGCACTAGGTAATGTAGGAAATCCAGTACCACCAGTAACAACCGCACAACCAGGAACAGCGGCTCGTATGCTCGAAGTTGCTAAGTCACAGGTTGGCGTTATTGAGGGTCCAAAGGATAACGAGACAGTCTACGGCGCATTTACTGGCGCTAACTTCCAGGCATGGTGCGGCTCACTCATGATGTGGTGCGCTAAGCAGGCTGGTGTAACTATCCCTAACACTGTCTACACTCCAAACGGAGTCGCGGCTTTCAAGAAGGCTGGTAAGTGGGCAGATGCAGCAAATGCTCACCCACAGCCAGGAGACCTCGTCTATTTCTCCTTCGTTCCTCACGCCCTTCCTAATAGCCCAATCCAGCACGTAGGTATCGTGGTCAAGGACAACGGCGATGGCACCATCACCACCGTAGAAGGCAACACGACCCCAGACTCAAAGCCTAAGGGATCTCCTAACAACGGCGGCGAGTGCGCCATGAACGTCCGTGGCTACAAGGTCGATAACAAGCGCCATCTATGGTGCTCTGTGGTCGGTTTCGGGCGCCCAGACTACGTTGGAGCAACATCAGACCACCCAGCCACCCCAGCGGCTCCTAAGGCCCTTCCAGCCTTCCCAGGGACCATCAAGCCAGGGGACACGGGTGATGGGGTCAAGTTGATCCAGCAAGCCCTTGATTTGGACGCTGATGGCGATTACGGTCCTGCTACCAAGAAGGCTGTCATCGCTATCCAGGATAGCCACGATCACCTAGACTCTAACGGAATCGTAGGACCTGCTACTTGGGCTGAAATCATGAAACACCTTGATTAAGGTGTTATGCTCATAAGATGACGAACGAGTATTGTGGGACCCGTACAGGGTATAACAAACACTACGATGCAAAAGAAGTACCTTGTGATGCCTGTAAGTTTGCAAAAAATGAATACATGAAAATTTGGCGAAAAACTACACTAAAAAAGTTAAACCCAGAGTATGTACAAGAACAAAAATCTCTTGCTTCAAAACGGGCTATGAGATGGGCAAAAGAAAACCCTGAAAAAAATGCAGAGTCCCAGAAAAAGTTTAGAGAAAACCATCCAGAAGTTAGTAGAGAGCATAAACGGAGAAGAAGAGCCAGAAAACATGAAAATGGCTATGAAAAATACCTAGAGCAACAAGTACTCGAAACTTACGGCGTTATTTGCCATGTGTGCTTTGAGGAAATTGACCTGGAAGCCCCAAGACAGGTGGGATTACAGGGGTGGCAAAAAGGCTTTCACATAGACCATTTAGTTCCTATCTCAAAAGGTGGACCAGATACGCTAGAAAACGTAAGACCCGCTCATGGAATCTGTAATCTCAAAAAAAGCCATTTCTACTCAGATTTGGACTAATCGGACATTTCCGACACCCTTTCGGAGCCCCTCCAGAACTGGTATTCTGGGGTGGTTCCTTATTAGGGGGTAGAGATGACAACCATCGTGGGAGTCCAGTACGAAGACAGATGCGTCATTGTTGCTGACAATCAAGTGACTGACGATCAAGGTCGCCGCTTTAATCATCCTGATATGAAGAAGATCGCCCAAAGAGGCGCATTCTTAGTTGCAGGCAGTGGTGAAGTCAGTCCATGCGACATCGTGCAGCACTTCTGGGTACCACCTAAGGTTACTGCCACCGATAGAAAAGACGTTTATCATTTTGTTATAACCAAGGCGATGCCATCCATGCGCAAGTGTTTGACAGAGAATGGCTACGACTTCAATGAGGGCAAGGGCGATGGCAAGGCTAACGAGCAGCGCTTTCACTTCTTGATCGCAGTCTGCGGAGAGTTATTCGACGTTGCTGATGATCTCTCAGTTTGTAGAACGGGCGATGGCCTGTATGCTGTGGGTTCTGGAGAGAACTACGCATTGGGCGCTTTGGCGGCTGGAGCCAATCCAGAAGAAGCAGTTGAGATCGCTTGCAGGTTTAGCGTCTACTCATCAGGACCACTAACGACTATGGAGCAATATAAGTGAGCGAAGAGACTCTTTATAAGTCAAACCGACAGAAGAAGATCGAAGAGCGTCAGGCTCTTCAACTAGATGCACTTATTGCAAAGCGCAATAAGGAAGCAGAGGACCGCTGGACTGCGGCCCAGATTCAAGCAGCAGGATTTCAATCAGTACTGGACTACGCAGTAGAGCAGTTTAACGAGCACAAGGAAGAATTAGACGAAGAGATGATTACCAAGACAGAAGAACAGATTGCAGAACGACAAGAACAGATCAAGACCTATCTCCTAACAGAGAAAGACAAGTATTTAGAGAGTATCGGCATTCAGGCTGACTGATAATAGCCTTATGAATAAAAACGACTCCTTTGAGACTGGCAAGAATAAGCGCGGTAAAAAGGCTGTCATCTTTGACCTAGATGGAACTCTGGCGGATATCAAGGACTACGAAGCCCTCCACAAGATCGATAGTGATGAGTTCCGTCAGGCTGCTGATCATGCCGATGCATTTCCTCACATGGTCGCCCTTGCTAAAGAGGCGAAGCAGAAGGGTAGAGATGTCATTATCTTGACCGCTAGGTCTGCCCACTACCGTTCTGATACCAAGAACTGGCTTCACAAGCATGGCGTGCCATACGACCAGTTGTACATGCGCCCCATCGACAATGACGAGAAGGACAAGAAGATCAAGAAGCAGATTCTTGAGGAGCAAGTCCTACCCCATTTTGAGGTCAAGAAAGCCTACGATGACAAGAAGAAGAATGTTAAAATGTATCGTAAGGAAGGCATTGACGCCGAGAAAGTAAACTAGGGGAGGCTTTAACGTGGGGATACTCATGAAAAAGATTTTTGAAACATACAAGTTATTCTGGAACGTCCTCATGCGTATCGTCGCAGCGTTTACAGCAAGTGCACTCGGAGTTATCGGTGCTGGTGCTATCGCCCACATCTCAACTCTTAAGGCTATGACAGTTGCAGGTCTAACAGCCACCGCAACAATCGTTGAAAAACTTGCTCGTGGATTTATGGATGATGGCAAGTTGACTCTTGATGAGATCAACGCCGCATTTGCTGCGGTTGACACCCAGGCCACAACTGCAGCAGACCTACAGGTTCAGGCTCGTCAGCAAGGTGCAGACATCACAGTCTCTGCTGCTACTGGGTCTATCGCTGTTGCGCCAACTCCTGCAGCACCAGTTGCA